CGCGGTGACCGTCGTCTCCCGGCCAGGCGCTCAGGCGATCGCCCGGCTGAGCCTCCTGGCCTACCGCGACGTCGCGCGCGCTGTCCGCCTGCAGCAACCCCGTCCACTGGACCTGCGCAAGGCTGAAGACCGGTGGCGCCTGCGCATGGTGATTTACGTGGCCGCGCACGAACTGACGCACCCGGCCGCAGAGCGCCCGACCTTCGCCGCCCTGGCGAAGGAAACCAAGATGCGGAAATCGAACTACATGCTGGTGCACAAGTGCGCCACCCACGTGCTGGAGGACGCCTACAACCGCGCCCGCTATCAGTTCAAGAACCTGCTGAGGGGCGATGGCCCCGTGGAGAATTGGAATGCTGAACACTGAATCCGCCCAGCCCGGGTCTGCGCGCGCTGACTTGGTCCTGGTGCCGAGGGTGGCGATCGCGAAGGCCATTGAGACCTTGGAAGCAGACGGCGACGAACATGGGGTCGCACTCAATCTCGTCGCCATGTTGGCGACGTCTGCGGAACAGCACTCCGATGATGCGGCTGTCGATGCCTTCGCTGTCGCCATGAAGGAAAAGCTGGCCGCCGCCAGGGCGAAAGGGCGCGGCGGCTGGGAAGACAAAGAGGAGTGCTCGCAACTGGTCCTGTCCCACATGCTGCGCGGGCACGTGGAGAAGGGTGACCCCCGCGATGTGGCGAACTTATGCTGCTTCCTGTGGAGCCGCGGCGAGGGGATCCTGGCTGGCCCAATGGTGAACGAACCCTTCGGCAGTCCCGAACAGTTGACCCTGAACGAACCATCCGGAGATTCCGGACAGTTGGCCTCGCTGGAGCAGCGGGCGCGTGAGTTGCTTAAGGCCCAGTACCTTCGCAGTGGCATGGCCGATGCGACGGCGGAAACGCTGACGGCGCATGTAGAACGCACGCAGCCGGAAGCCCTCCGCGCCATCACCGCCGCCCTCTCCGCGCAGCCGCGCGCGATGGTGGTTCCCGGAAATATTGCTCTGGGCGAAACCATCTACACGCCGCCCGGTGAAGAGGTCCGCTTCTGCTACACGCGCGGACAGCCCGACAACATGAACGCGTGGCGGCTTGGCGAGGCGTGCAGGCAAGCGGCTGATGCTTCGGCCGGGGACCACATCGACCGTGGTTTGGCCCTGTTGAAAGCGCTGGAAGAGCGCGGCTATGGAGTGTTCCGATTCGCCAAATGCGCAGCACCCCAGCCGCGCGAGGTGCGGGGTGTGGATGCGGGATGGATTTTCTACTTCACCGACGATGAAGGCACGCCGTTCGTTCACTACTGCGGCAACCGCGACGAGTTGGAACAGGCGGTAGTCGCCCACTGGTTCCAGGGTGACGACGCCGAGGCGGATGACGGTCAGAGAATGGCCCCGGGCATCGCAGACGAGTTGGCTCGCAACGGCGTTTTCCATGCCGAGGACGGTTCGTGCTTCGCGAAACCCATCAACGTCTCAATCGCTGGGCTTGGGGTCGGGCGGGTCGATTTGCGCCAGGAGAAGGTGTCCGTTGGCGTCACGTCCAGCAGCCTTGAGTCGGTTCCTGCGCCCACAGATGGGACACATGAAGTGAAGCCCGAAGCTATCGAAGCTGGCCTCGGCCTCGTCGGGGGTGAACTCGGTCTCGCAGCGGATGCAAATCCACATAGCGACGGGAGCATACACCTCATCGCCACCACCCCGCAGGACGCCGCCGGGGTGACCCGGATTGAACCGCTCGATGTGACCGACGCCGAGATTTCGGAGTGGCTGGAACGTCACGACCTGGCACACGCCATTCGGGGACGTGATGCGCGCGCCGCCTTCGAGGATGCGCAGTCGTTCCACATGACCAAGCCGGCCACCACCCCTCCGCCGGGCGTCGATGTCGCTGCGCTGCGCCAGATAGCCGGCGAACTGCGCGACAACGCCCACCATCATCACCAGGAAGATCGCGAGGTCGGAATCCTTGCTGATGAACAGGAGGCGCAGTTCAATACCGAGCTGGCCGAACGCATAGAGCGCGCATTGACTGGCGACGCCGCCGCGCCCGGGGTACGGCCGTGAGCCGGGATGTCGATTCGGTCCTGGCGCGGCTCAATGCTCTTGCCGCTGCCGCCGAGGTTCCGTACCCGCACTGGCTCGGCGGCGACGAGGCTGACCAAGGCCCATCCTACTGCGCTGAGTGCGCGCATGAGCAGGTAGTCGCCGGCAATGCCGAGTTCGTCGATGGTGGTTGGCCGCAAGACAACGACGGGTGTTGCCATTGCGAGGACTGTGGGCGCCTTCTGGACTACACGCTGACCGACTACGGCGTGCAGGAAGAAATGGAGCACTTCAAGGGGAGCGCCCTCGTCGCGCCCATCGAACCTGAGCTGGCTTACCACCTGGCGCGACTGCTAGAACACCATGACAGCCACCCGGAAGTGCTTGCCATCCTTGCAGACGTGCGTGCTGCCCTAGACGCCACCCCGCCCGACGGCGCGAAGGGGGAGCGGTGATGGACCTTTCAGTACTCCCGGGTCAGACCATCGTCGTGTGGTTTTCCTGTGGTGCAGCAAGCACAGTTGCCGCAAAGCTGACGCTGGAGCGGTTTGGCGCGACTAATCCCATCCGCATTGTGAACAACCCCGTCGCCGAGGAAGACCCGGACAACCGTCGATTCCTCGCCGACGTGGAGCGCTGGCTCGGTGTTGAAGTTGAACTGGCCACCCACCCCCGATTCCCTGATGCCTCCGCCGAGCAGGTCTGGGATAAAGAGCGATTTATGGCTGGTCCGCAGGGGGCGCCCTGCACAAGGCACTTGAAAAAGGGCGCTCGCCAGCACTGGGAGCGGTCGAATCACGCTGATTGGCACGTCCTGGGGTTTACGGCCGATCGGAATGAGGTGAAGCGCTACGAGAGGTTCGTACTGACCGAACGGCCCAACGTCATTCCCATCCTGGCGGATGCGGCCATGACCAAGGGAGGCTGTTTCAGCTACCTAGCACGTGCCGGAATATCCCTTCCAGCCGCATACCTTCGCGGGTACCCCAATGCCAACTGCATTGGATGTGTGAAGGCGACGTCGCCTAGCTACTGGAACCACGTCCGCCAGCAGGACCCCGACGTGTTCGCTAGGCGTGCCGAGCAATCTCGCACGCTTGGCGTGCGGCTCGTTCGGTACCAGGGCAAGAGAATATTCCTTGATGAGCTTCCGGCCAATGCTGTCGGGCGACCTATCCGAGGAATGGATTTCGAGTGCGGGATTTTCTGCGAGGAACGACCACTGGAGAAAGCCGCATGACCCCCACCGACAGCCAGGCGGCGAGCCTGCCGCCTAGGCATGCGCGGTTCCCCAATCACCCAGATGGGGAAGAAAAATCACCCCAATCCCCCCAGATGGGGAAGAAAATCGCGCAGTTTTCACCCCATCTGGTTCCCCATTTGCATGGGAACCGAGAAACACCGTAAAACGTCATCGTCCGGCGGTCCGCGCGCAAGCACGAGACGCCACCAAATGAAGCCATCGCCCCACCGGCCCGGGAGTGTCGGTCGGGGCGGTGGCTTTTTCATTTGTCGGGGTAGAGCAGCTGGTAGCTCGCCTGGCTCATAACCAGGAGGTCGCAGGTTCGAGTCCTGCCCCCGCAACCAGACAGCGAGGTGCCGTCATGCACCGGAGACAGGGGACAACGATGAAGCTGGGCGACCTGACCGGGTATGCCGAATCGACCGTGGCCGCAGTTGCCAACAAGGTCAGCTACGCGGGCGCTGGCGCCGCGGTGTACGGCGGCCTATCGGCAAATGAAGTGGCCGCGATCGGTGGGCTCGTGGTCGCGATGTTCAGCGTGCTGATCCAGTGGTTCTACAAGGCGCGCGCTGACCGTCGTGCCGTCGAACTCCATCGCGCTCGATTGGCGCGCGCCCACGAAGAGGAAGAGGAAGCATGAAAGCCAAGCTGATCGGCGGGCTGCTGGTGTTGGCCGGCGGCGGTACGCTGCTCGTGGCGTCGGACAGGCTGGATGGCTTCCTCGGCGGTTGGGAAGGTGAAGGCCAGAACCGCGTCTACGCCGACAAGCTGGCACGCGGCCTGCCGACAGTCTGCAAGGGCCTGACCAGGCATATCACCGATACGCCAATCGTGGTCGGCGAGATTTGGCCCGAGGCGAAGTGCGAGGGCGAGGAACGCAAGGCGCTGACGAAGGTCCAGCTCCAGCTCATCGAGTGCTTCGACCAGGACCCGCCGCAGTCGGTGTTTGATGCGGCCACGTCACACGCCTGGAACGTGGGCGTGCTGTCCACCTGCCAAAGCGGCGCGATGCGCGCCTGGCAGGCCGAGCTCTGGCAGCTCGGATGCCAGCGAATCTACATGCAGGACACCGGCCGCCCGGCCTGGAGCTACGTCAAGACTGGCCGGAGGCTGGCGAACGGCATGCCCGAATACAAGTTCGTGCAGGGCCTGGCGAACCGCCGGCGCGCGGAATACGACCTGTGCGTGGAGGACCTGCAGTGAAGCGTTTCGCTGCGGGCGTCCTCGTTGGCATCGCGATCGTCGTGGGCGTGCTGTTCTTCTGGGCGTGGTGGATGACGGCGCCGTTTCGCTGATGGACCGTCGCTTCCAGTCCCGCAAGTTCATCTTGGCATGTGCCGGATGGTTGGCTGGGGTCGTGTTCTTTGCCCTGGGCAGGCTGGATGCAGCCCAGTGGATGAGCCAGTCGGCTTGGGTGCTGGGTCTGTACCTGGGCGCAAATGTGGCCGACCAAGCGGTCACCAAGAACTGAGGTCAATGGGATGAATCCCTTCATGATTCCTGTGCTGGACACCACCAGCAAATGGATTCTCAAGGCTTGCGCGATCCTCGCGCTGCTGACGATCGCCGCACTGCTAGTCTTCAACTGGGGGCACGCGCGCGGGGTGCAATCAATGCGCGCGCCACTGGCCGAGGCGCGGGCCGCTTCGGCAGATGCCAAGGCTGCACACCAGCTGGACCTTGCGCGACATGCACAGGTTCTGCGGGAACAAGCGGAGCGGGCTGCCCACGTTGCCGACTTGGCACGGGTCGCGCAGACCACCTACATCGAGGACCGGGCCGCAGCGGCCCGCAAGCACGAACAGGAGCTGGCTCATGCCATCGCTGAAAAGGAACGCCTCATTGCTGGTCATCGCGCTGGCTCTGTGCAGTTGCAACCGTGGTGGGAATGTCCGTCCGTCCTGCCCGCCGTCGGTGGTGTACTCGGCGCCGGAACTGCCGGCAGTGGACCCGAAGCTGATGCAGGCGCCGTCCTTCGGGCAGCGAGCCTTGCAGAGGGGGTTCAGGACGGCCTCGCCGCCGACGCGTGGATCCACAACCTCCAATCCGAACTGACCGCTACCCGCAAGGCGTGCCAGGCGGTGCAACAGGTGGGAGCGTGGTGATGGGGCGGTTGACCTCTGCGGATGTGGATGCAGCGATCGTGCGTGCCGAGTACACGGTGTTGCCCGACGGCTATTCCACCGCGTGCACGCTGTTCCTGGACAACGGGCGTGTCGTGCATGGGATCGGTTCGGGTCCGCTGCTCGCAGCAGTGCACGTCGAGACCACACGTGAGT